TTGCACCCCATCAATCCACCCTTGCACCCTCTTGCTTATCTTAACTGGAACTCCTTCCCCAGCATACATATAAACCCCTTGCTGGTTGTACCACAACAATCTCCCCTCAACGGCTTGGACACTTCTTTGTGCCGTAGTTCCTAAAGCAGAAGGTATCATAGTAAAAGCGTATCCGTCCCACTTCCCGACCCTGTTCTCTGAAAATACATACAAGTAATCTGCGTATACCTTTAAAGCCTTAATTGTTTCCCCCAAAGCATCAAAATAATCACTATCGGTAGCAAAAGCATCCTCACCTTCGGGCGAGAACAAAACCCTTTGCGGATACTTAACAGATGATATCTCAACATTCCCCAAATACAACCTAGACTTGTAATACTCAATACACGTCGACCCTATATTCGAGACCGTTCCAGTAGTCGTTCCATCATAATAAATCAAATCACCAGCATAATTGCGGGTTATATAGACCCTATCTTCTCCATCTATATAGGCGTTCACCCCTTCAACCAACGCCCCCGTACTTCCAATAGCCGAGCTTCCAACCTCATTCCAACCACTATCGTAATAGTATAAACCGTCATCCCATACCTTCATCAATACCCCATCCTCACCTGGTACTGCGTATACAAACAGCCCCTTTATAGCCCCAGAACTTCCTACGCTGCCTAATGCCTCATAACCTAAAGCTTTTCTAATTTTCCCCGGTCTCTGGAAGTCTGCGTTAAGGGCAAAAGGAGACTCGTTAGCCCCTATAGAAAGCGGCGAACTGTAATCGTTTACCCCTCCATTGAAATCTGTGTACGATATCCTGAATGGTGTTGCCATATTACATGAGTCTAAATTATAGACCCTCCCCTTTACTTAATTATATCATCTTTCTATGTAGCTCCACCCTGGAACGGGATAGACTGTCTTATCCCCCACCTTTTGAGCGTTCTTAGCCGACAGGTAAAGCTGATACAATTCACGCATCCAATCTTCTAACTCCCACTTCATATTATCCATTAAATACCTCTCTGCCCTTTTACGTATTACTTTTGGATCAAGCTTATCTACGTTCCTAGCGGCTTGTACAAAATCGTTTAATGTATGACACCTAAATCCTGTTACTCCATTCTCAACAGTATCAAGGAAAGCCCCAAAGTCTGTTGTAATAACGGGGGTCCCACATAATTGGCTCTCTACATTCGTACCGCCAAACGGTTCTAAGTAAATCGTAGGAACAAAACAGGCCCTAGCATTAGCCATTAACTCAGTACGCTTCTCAGGATCTACGTAACCCACATACTCAACATTAGGATAATTCATATTGATCTTTTCGACATCGTCCATTTGTCCCGCAATAATAAGTCTCTTTCCCAAATGGTTACAAACCTTGATGGCCGTTTCAACCCCCTTGCGGTGTATCAACCTACCAATATAAAAGTAATAATCCTTCTTCTCTTCCTTAAAAGTAAAATGTTTCTTATTAAAGTAATTAGGAAAGACTCTATCATAGTACGCACCACTCGGAGTACCCCTAGTATCTGCGTTCTCCCTGCCGTAAGTGAAGTTCATAATATAACTACTCTCGAAACCCCTGTAGACCGTTTTACTGCTTTGTAATTGCTTTACACTGCCTCTATACCCAATCCCAGGTTCAACCGTCAGAAACAGATTTAAGGCATCCACAACGGGCTTCTGATAGTACCCCTGCATAAGAAACACAAAGTCATCCTCCTTCATACGCTTCTTTATCTCTGCCGTAGCGTTCTCGTAATATTTCCTAGTAACCTCAGCTCTATCCTTATTTATATCGTGCCTAAACATTCCAGACCGCCAATCATAACCCAACTCATACCGATTATCACCATCACCCCACTCTTCGGCTATTTCTCGTAACGTATGTGTAACAATATACTCTGTACATTCCACATCACCGCCTTCTGCACCATAGACATAGACTTCGTGACCTAAATCCATGAGCATTTGCGACATTTTTACTATCTTTTGAGTAAAAGCACAGCCCATATACCGTTCTGATACTGGTAGATGTACGAGTCCTAAAAGATGTACTCTAAATTTTTCTTCTTGTCTTTTTATTAAAGGAATCCCCCAGGAAGACTCCACTGTAGGCTGACCCATAAAGCCCGTTACTGTTAAAATTAGTTACTTTACCCGTACCTCTTAAAATATCATCAAACCATCCTTTACTAAAAGAGTGCGGATGTCCCTCGTTAGTTCTGGTATTTATCCACTCAAATATACGAATAAGTTTACCTATCTTCTGTGCGTTCCTGATAATCTTTTTAGGATCTTGAGTGTGCTGAAGACAGTTATAAATCCACACCTCGTCATACTGCATATCAACCAAGTCTTCGCCCATTACCTTTATATGCTCTATTCCGGCTTCTTTATACCTTTGCGTAACCCATTTAGGATAATCACAAGGATCGGCAACTGTAGCTTTACCATAATTCTCGCATTTAAGTAGTAACGAGGAGGGACCACCGCCTATATCTAACGCACTTTCTCCATTAAGGGGTATTCTGTAGTTCGTGTAAGCGTTAGGGACAATCTTTAAGCCTAAGTATGGTGCGAGTGCCATCTGTTTAACATCCTCCCACACCGTATTTTGGCAGGTATTCCACCATAATTTTTCCCACTTCTGAGCTTCCTCCCATTCGGTCATAAGAAATTATAGCACAATTTTAATATGTTAATCTTCTACACCCCTCCCATTAAATGGGGTCTTTAGTATATCTTTTAAGAAGAGTGCCAGCAAAATATGTTTTTGATTGCGAATTACTTACATCTATATCTCCAGTCGCTCCTTCTGTTACATAAGCTTGTACATAATCGTCCTTATTCAAATCCATTTCTGCAACACACTGCCTTGCCGGGTCATCTGTGGAAGTATGCCCTCTAAACAAGACCTCTTTAGCCAAAGTGCCGTTTCTATAAATGGAAACTCCAGCCAAAATATCTGCTCCCAAATTAGCAAAATACGCCCCAGCTATAAACATATACCGCCCTGGATATGGGGCTACAAACTTGTAGTTTCCAGCAGAATTGTCATACGCTCCTCCTCGATCAGAAATTTCGGTTGCTGCTTCCAAAAGCTCCGTTCCTGATACCGTTTGGGTTGCAGAAGTCTTAGCTTCGAAACTTACATCTGGAACATCTAGTATCTCATGTCCCGTACCGGTCGAAAACGAATACTCGTTTGTACAATTCCTAAAATTGTTCCCCGCAACTTTGCTATATGTGCAATCTGAATCTTGATAAAAACCATAAGTCATACCATCAGCAAGATTGCCAATTATCGTAATATCGTCCGCATCAACCAACCTTATACCATATGAAGAACTCCCTGTAATTGTGTTACCCACTATAGAACCTAGCGCACACCCCTCACTACTAGTATTGGTAGTACACCTTATCCCCGTACACCCCGAATTGGAGAGATTTATTTGATTATCAGATACGGTAAATTGTTCTATCCCACCCAACACTATGGCATTGGAATCCTGTGGGATATTGGTTATTATATTTCCAGATATCTTTACTCTGTTAAGTACATTCCCAGAATCATCAACGACACTTATACCCCTATAGGCGACATTATCAATGGTGTTATTTGAGATAGTTATCCCCAAACTTGTAGCCGGACCGTCTGTATGCTCAACATCTATTGCATTTCCGTTCTCGACCATTATATTTCTAATTGAGTTCCCAGTGATAATCATGTTTCCAGGAGTGGATAAACCGAGCTTATACGAAATCCCGTTTTCTGCAACAGTTACATCCGTAATAGTGTTGTTACTAATAATTCCATCAGTCCCTCTATATAGAATACCTCCACCATGTAAAGTATTATTACTAAAATTACAGTCTTGGGCGTTGTTATGACAATCTATTGCACTTCCATAACCTGCAAAGAATGTATTGCCAATAACATTTATTCGCCTACATATCCCCGCCTCTGAAGTATTAGAACCAAGCGTAACATGGTGCTTACAGTTCGTGCCAGTATTATTAGTAATATCCCAGTCCTGACAAGTAGAAAGCAATGCTATCCCGTAAGCAAGTCCGGACAATCTATTATCTTCAAAATGACATCTTGTAACTTTTCCGTATATAGAATCCTTAGCAAATACCCCAGTGTAATGACACTTTGTGAAATGACAATTATCGATGCTTATATGTTTAGCATAGTTAATTCTAATTCCAGTAATTGTTAATGTGTCATCCTCTGGACCTAAGAAGTCTAAGCCGAAAAAACTAATATTCTCTTTAAAGGTATATTTCTTTATCTGAGCAGAATCTGCGGTGGCATAGCTGTCCACTAGCCCCCCAAATATCGTCATCGTATCGCCGTCATCTATACTTTCTATTCTACAGATTTCTCCTCTATAAGTTGGGTATCCAGTAACATCTTCTGTATCGCTTAATTCTATATAATCCCCCGCACTAAAATCGGTTGTATCGACCTCCAACTCTAAATCCCCCTTTGTAGCATTGCTATCTAACGCTTCTCCACTTCCTATACTTCCAGTAATATTTACCGCATCAAAATCTATCACGGTGTCTGAGAAATCTATAATGGATAATCTAGGTATCCCAACCATTGAGATATTTTCATACGAAGTAAGTTCGGTTTCAATAACATAAACCCCCACAGGGAAAAACACTTCCCCACCTCCCGCCGTATTTGCAGCGTCTATAGCATCTTGAATAGCCCCAGAATCGTCGGTATTACCATCCCCGACAGCCCCATAATCTGTTACATCAAACCGCCTAGTTACTACTGAAGACGTGTGCCCTTCTAAAGTATCTCCATCTCCATATAAATATCCCGTTATATCTGTAGACGTGCTAGTGGACACATTGTCTGGCCCTGTATCTCCTTGTTCTCCAGTTGCTCCGACCGTACCAACACCTGTGTCTCCCTGATCTCCATCCTCACCTGTAGCCCCCACAGTCCCTACCCCAGTATCACCTTTCTCGCCTATACCAGTATCTCCTTGAATCCCTGTCGCACCAGTTGTTCCCACTCCTGTGTCACCTTGCAAACCATCATTTCCTGTATCACCCTTCTCTCCGATTCCCGTATCGCCCCGTAAACCGTCCTCACCTGTAGCCCCGACTGCGCCGATACCAGTATCCCCTTGCTCTCCGTCTTCTCCAGTTGCTCCTGTAACCCCTACTCCTGTATCCCCTTTAGCACCAACACCCGTGTCTCCCTTTTCACCTACGCCAGTATCACCCTGTTGACCGCTACTGCCCGTTGCACCCACGGTCCCTACCCCAGTATCGCCCCGTTCTCCTTGATTCCCCGTATCCCCTTTAAACTGCGAAGCCTTCGCCTTTTTAGTTGTGCCATAAACCGAAGCCGAAGTGTCACTAACATCAACTACGGGCATCCAATCGTTTGCCTGATCTACTACTGTCAATTCATTTAATTCTGTTATTGTTTTCTCTGCTGCCATTATTCCGTCCTTTTCCACATATAAACTACGATATAGGGCTGTAAGTTATTATGTGCCTCGCCTCCACCGCTACTGTCAGTCGACCTTGTAGACGTAGCCACCTCACCCCTCGAAATATAATCTCCAGTCGCTATTGTTGCCGAAGAAGTGTAACTATGGCTATGTTCTGGCATTTCATCGACAGTCAGTGTATGCGTTTTAGACCCCCCTGTTTCGCCAAGCGTGTCAAACTCAGTCTGTCCGCTATCAAGCCCCACCATAACCCTACCCGCACCAAAAGCCGTCCAAGTCCCGAATCCCAGCAACGTTGCCGGATTAGTCGAAACTGATGCGTTTACGTATATACTCCCAACGGGATACATAGAGTTTAATACCGATAAGACATACGCCTTGATACTCTGTTGTGAAGCTACATCGGTTTCAGAATCAGAAGCCATGTCGTCTTCATCTAGTATTTTCTCAGTCCCAATAAAATCACCAGAAGGCAAAGACTTGTTGCCAAGTAAATACTTTCTCGTGACCTTCTTGTTTGTGCCCCCTTCAGACATCGAGGTATCGCTTTTATCAACGATGGTTAACTCATCACCATCAGCCACACTCGTCAACGCTGTATACTCTGATATTCTCTTTTCTGCCATGTTTATTCTATATTAACTTTAGTATAAGTAGTGTCGGGCACATCTTCTTCCGTCCAAGTACCTGGTTTTGATACCACTATATAATCTTCATCCCCTTCGGTAAGCAACCTCTCCCTCAACCCTTCTGTTGCCAGATATAATAAATACCCATCCGGACTCCAACTGTTGTCCTCAATACTTTCCTCAGCCCATGTTGTAGCAATCCCTTCTGCCACATACTGCGTTTCTCCATCCTCTGCCACTATTGTGTCGCCAGCCTCGTCAATTAAAACATCCCCCGGGTATGCATTAACATACTCATTGTCTGCTATTGTTTCTTTTGACCAGCTTGTACTCATTCACTTATAACTTCTCTCATAATTACAAAGTTATTCTCATCAGTTGCAATATTGATCTTCTCAGATGTCATGTTATCTATCTCACTCCTAAACATACTCATATACAAAGATCCCTCATCAGCCTCTCCCTGCGTGTATTTAGCCATTGCTACGGCATAATCTAGTGCCAGGTCGTCGTAACCAAGTGGTACATTAGGAACATCGTCATCCTCTGCCATATTAGCAACACTCTCTATGTACCAAAGCCATAGCCCCTTATTGCCAGAAGCATAGGTACCAGTGGGGGTAGGGTAAATTTCAAAGCCATTGGAAATGATCGAGTGTAATGGACTCCCTTCGCTTATTTGTACTGTAGGATCGTTAATAGTCTGCCTGCTGATCCTTCTGCTTTTAACCCGTGTTTCCCCATCGTAAACTAATTCAAGCCTCACAAGGCTCTTAAAATCACTAGGAGAGGCGTAAACGGACTGATCCGCTACCAAGTCAGCCTTAGCAAGTCTTAAATAATAGTCCTGGTTCAATGACGCAACACGATTGACAACCTTTTGGTAGCCTCTGTTTAAATTTCTCTTCACGGATGTAAGCGTTACAGTCTTTGTATCGTCAGCTAGAGATTGGTTTATCAACTCACTAACTGCCGTTACCATGTCGCTAAATTGCATTGTAAGGTAATAAAAAGTTATTACCCTATACCTTACTCAATTATAACATACTAAATAGTATTCAAAGGCACAGTCAAGTAGCTTCGTAGCACCTCGTCCTTTTGCAACGCTTCTTTCAACACAGACCTGTCTTTAAATATGCCAGGATGTCTTTCCTCTACGGCTAGAAACAACTCTGGTGGCATATCTAATATCTGCCGTCTAGTCCTCATGCCACTCCACTCTCCCTCTGGGTTGTTTCTGCGTTCATAATTCATTCTAAGCCACTTCTCATCCTTTAAAACACTCGCTAAGCGGTTTGTACTCACCGCCCTATTGCGTTTACGTATTCTGTCAAGGATTGATCCGGGCCTGATATCCTGTTGTTCCCCTACATTCATACTTCATTATAGCACGAGAAAAGCCCCCATAAAAGAGGCTTCTCCCTGCCACCATACCAAAGTATCCTAAATCTTAGGATGCGATTGGTGTTGAACCTGCAAGATTGGTAATTTCAGCAGATGCCTTTTCGTTTCGACATACAACTGTGTATTCACCAACTATAGCTGCTCTCTCGGCGTCTGCTATCTTTGCTACTCCAACGTTTCTTGAAGGTCTCAATACTCCGATACCCCACATATCTTCTTGTAAGAGTAGTGCCGTATCATCCGGTACGTATCTATCAAGAATGATTGTCTGCATTCCGAAGTCTGATTCGTAAACACTTACCGAGCTTACGAGCTTCTTATCAGAACTATCTAAGTATCGTGTTGAGTTTGCTGAGTAACTAGAGATTTTCCTCTTTTGAGGTCCACCAACATAAGTTACGTCTGGGTTCCCACCAGCCTTCCATGCGACTTCCAAAGCGTCGTTATAGTCCGCCTCGTCCATCACACCACCGTTCTCGTCAATCTCGTTTGTGGTAATCCATGCGAGTACGCCATCCATCGTCCTTGCGGAGTTGGTGAGTCCTGCACCTTTTGTACCATTAACGATTGCATACTCAATGTCTGTTTTATGCTCTTTCATAGCCTTTTGAGCCTGATAAGCCATTTCAGAACTTACTCCAGCTACATCTGTAGACTGTTGCGATTCTGAGACTGAGTATGTATTAACGAAAATCTGGGTAAGGTTGTCGACTCTGGTTCTTGCACTTGGTCGTGAGAACGAGAAGTCAGCACCTTCGACTGCCGCATTAGATCCTGGGGTTTTCAACGAATCCGTTTGCCATTCCATTTTCTTTTGCGTAGCCTTATACCTCTTAAACCTAGTGAACATTGGTGTCTCAGTAGGAGAAATGTCCGTTATAATATCGAGCAAATCTTCTCTGTTACCAACGGCCTGGTAGGTCTGTAAGGCATATGTATCTGCACTTGCCATTGTAATAATATCTCATTTTAAAGTCCCAAACCTTTAACCCCGTTTGCCTAATCTTAATTTTAGGACTTTTGTGAAGTCTCCAGACTTTCTAGCTTCTTCCATAAGTGCGTTCTCGTCTGCTCCGACATTCTGCACAGGCTTACCCTGGCGTTCTGTCTTTAAACCCGATTTAGCCCGTTTACTCCAATACTCTGCAAGTTCTTTCTCGTGCATGAGCTTGAAAGCGGCTTCAGGATCGTAGACTCCTACGTTATTACCGTATTCAATCACCTCTTCGGTAACAAACTTTGGCTTCCCATTAGTACCATCCCACTCCTTAGAGAGTTGTTGTACCTTTGTGTCTAGTTCTCTGTAAACACGATCCTCCGCAAGAGCGTTTCTCACGATCTCGTTAACAGCATCCTTGCTCACATACCCCAGCTCGTCCAAAGTCTTCTTAGCCTGTTGCAACTGAGCTTGTTCCTCATTCATATATTGAGGCTCACTCTGCTGCGGTGCTTGATTTCTAAGAGCTTCTAGTTCCGCCTTAAGTTGATTGACCTCTGCGACCTTTTCTTTAAACCTAAAGTAAGGAACTGGCTTATTTTCTAAGCCTTCCTTCGACTCACCACCTTTGTCTTCTACTGATTCGGTGTTTTCCGTCTCCGCAGACTTATCAGTATCAACATTAGCTGTTTGTTCTGCACTGGTCGTTTCAGCACTGGTAGTTTCCTCTACCTGACCGTCCACAGGACTGTCATTTACGACTGTTTGCGTATCCTCCATTTTACATTATGGTAATGAATTTATTTTACGAGCATTGCTCGAATTAGGAGTCAAGGCGGTATAGGGAGGGACCCCGACCCCTAATTTCAACAATCCCCTATTGTAAAGGTGCTTCTGGCGGTGCTGGTACTATTACATTATCAATTATATCAAACGGTATTTCTCCAGCTAAAAGTGCCCTAAGTTGCTCAGGATCGTCAAACACTGGGTCTAACGTCAAACCGTTCTTCTCCAAGAAGTCCGCTAACTGTTTAGGGTTCATGCCCTGCAAAGGACTGCCCTGCCCACCTGCCTGTGGTACACCGCCCTCAGCACCAGGCTGCATTGGCATTTCGCCAGGCTTCATTCCGTCCTCTGTTATCGGCATACCCGCCCTCTCTTGAGCAAGTCTTGCTTCTATCTTATCAACATCAAAATCGCCCATTTCCTCTAAGAACGTTCTCCTGTCTACGTCTCCACCGTTTCTCATGTTCTGTAGTATTTCCTGCCTACCCTGCTTTGTGTACGCTATTCCACTATTTATTACAACCCTCACCTGCGGATTCTCTGGTATCCTAACAACATTCTCCCCATTAGCCAATCCTTGTGGGTCTTCACTTCCTATAACCTTAAACACCTGCCTTTCGCCATCAGGACTTTTTATCTTAAACTCCTTTGTGACACTATACTTCTTAGCTCCTAATCTTAGCAGCGCGGTACCGAGTCTGCCAAGACAAATCTCTAGGTTGTCTACTAAATCTGCAAGATTAACCATATTATTTGCAACAAGCGTTTCAATAGCCACCCCGGAAGTAATACCCGTTGGGGTTTTACCCATAAACGCTTCGTTAGCAGCTCCTATCTCTTGTAAATAACTTCGTATGTTGTCCACTTGCTTAAACACTGTAGCGCTCATTGGCTTAATGTCTTGCTGTTCGAACGTAGCACCAGGGTTCTTAGTTATTATCTGTCCATTCTGATCGGTTACTACCTTAACCCCACTATTAGGAGTAGTAATAAACCTACCCTTTGAAAATATCCGGTTGTACTCTGCTGTGTTTCTTTCTAAATCGTTTAACATTCTTTGAAGTGGTACCAGGTTCTTAACCCAACCCTCAGAATACACTCGGTTAGGGTTTATGTCAGGCTGATACTCTTCAAACGGGAAGCTCTCGTAATCGTCCATTTCATCACCGTCTACAAACCTAATCAACTTACCCTGCTCGGGAAGTATTGTAATTAACCTCATTCTCTCCTCACCATTGTCGTCCTTGTACTTACAATACATTTCACAGCCCAATACCGAACCCATCTTATTATCGTTAGTAGACTGTGGGTTTAGTTTGCTTTCTAACTGCTCTTTATACTCGGACGGAGAAACTTTGTTGTCTGTTGATATGTTTTCTGTGTTCATGTACATATCGTCATTCTTCAATTCCTCTATGTTTCGGTTGAATATCTTGTATACAAACTGTCCATCATGGAAATTACCGCCACAACTTGGGTCTATATAAAAGTCAAACGTGTCTACCACATCAACCCACAACTCGCCCTCACCCTCGTCCTCGTCGCTATCAAACCCATATTGAAACACACCAATAGAAGCCACCAAACCCTCAAGTACAGACTCCTTAGTCTTCTTCTTCATGCCTAGCTTCTTCCATAAGTGGTCCATGAAATTGCCTAAAGTATCACTCTCTGCCGAACTTAGCGTGCCACCACGCATTACGTCTACATCCCAAATAGGCTGTGTGCGTGTTAAAGCACCCCTTATGGCTCTTACAATAGCGTAAATCTCGTTGATATTGTACTTCAAAGGATCCTTGTAATCCCAGTCTAAAGTCCCCGTTATCTTGTTGTATCGTAGGTTAGTCAGCCCAAGATAATAAGTCCAGTTGATTAACCAGTTCTTGTCGTAGTACGCAGTCCTGTAATCCTGAGCCCTCTTCATACGGTCTTGCACATACTTTACCCAATACTCCTCCGTATGATCACCATACTTCTTTGCGTCTAATTCTTTACCGTTTCCTGAGAATAGCTTACGGGTACGCTTCCCCATGCTATTCTTCATTTTCTTCTCCTCTTTATAAGGGTCTTTAGCCATGCTTACACACACTAAGTTATACCCCTATACCTTTTTATTCCCCCTTGTCTATGCCTAAATCTGGCATATCTGCTACGTCTACCAGTTCAGGTTCCTTTACTTCCTCTAGTTTAACCTTTTTACCTTCGATTGCAATAACGTCTTCCATTGTTTCAGCCTTCTTTAACTTCTCAACAACAATCCTCTCTTTATGAGAAAAATACTCACGCACTACCATGAAGATTAAAAGCCCTACTATTGCGACTATCGATCCATCCATATTTTATTATAACACACTTTAATTCACCCACTCATCGACCTGCTCAAAACTCACAGGACTATACGGATCCTCAACCCACGCCGGTATCTTTTTACCTTCCCAATCCCTCTCTGCTCGTGTAGAATACTCCGGTAACTTACTGAACAAATACCTCTCAGCATCCTGTAAATCGTCCTTTTCTTTAATCACCTCGTCCTTAAACTCGCCCTCAGTATTATTCTCCTTCCATCTGTAGGTTTCCTTCTCTTCTATGTAGTTGGTTAATGTACTAAACACCCTTAACTTACCAATCGTAATACCCTCTTGGTTCTCATAACTTTTACCGTGATTACGAAGCCACTGCGTTACCAAACTGATTCCAGGAACTACAGCGTTCTCACCTACTACAATGTTGTAGCCCAGCCGCTGGAACTGCTCCATAGAACTTATACCCTCTCCCTCTTGTCGGCTCTGCTTACTTGCTGGGTCTATTATGTACACAACTGGCTCCCACTGCTCACCCTGAATACAATACTGCTTCAAGTCCTTTAGCTTCTCTTTAATCAGCACATCCATTTCTGCAACAGTCTTCTTGGTTTCATACAACTCCCCTATATGCGTTACATTCTTGTCCTTATCCATTATGCTAAACAACACTGCTGTGGGGTGATTCCATCCAACGTCTATACTCACATACAACAAATCGTCCCTATCAAACATATGAGGCTCTACCACATGAGTATCATACAGAAAGTCCGGATACACTAGCCCCCTATAACTCTCCACCGTAGCAAAGAACTCTGCCCTCCACGCCGCTTCTATCATGTCCTTACGTGCCGCTAACACTTCCTCCTTATCAATTCTAGGATTGTCTATAGTCCTCCAATTAAATAACGCCATGTCCTGTCTGCCCTGTGGATTATTCTTGTATATTGGAGACTGAGGCTCTAACTTCATTCTATCTTTTACCGTATAAATATGCCCTGCCGGTAAAAAGTAATACTTCCATGTAGCGTCCTTACCCTTTGGAGTCCAAGTAAACCATTGCTTACCCTTGTAGTCTGACAACGAAGGTCTTGAAGCTACTATCACACTGATTAAATCCTTGTAGTCCTGCACCTCGTCATAGTGTGCAAAATGATACTTACCACCCCTACCTACACTAGCGGGTTTATCAGCAGTAGCACAATACAAATGCCCTCTTGGCAGTATCAGTTCCTTAGCCTGTATTTTCCAAGCTTCCGCCATTCTCTGCACTCCTAGTATCTCTGTAAATACAGGTATGTTGTTAGTGTTTAGCTTATCAAACGTAGGCACTACCAATAACCCCACTGCCGCAGTTATATCACCTTGCTCTGGCGATGGTTTCAATTCTCTATTACACTGTGGGCAAAAAAACTTGTTTATCTTTTCGTCATACTCTGTAAGCACGTTACAACACTTACTAAACCCTCTATCTAACCAGTATATATCTTCTATCTCACCGCCCGTAGTCTTAGCTCCTCGCCTACCACAACAACAACTGCGTATCCTTGCGTCTGAAGTATGAAAGGCACGTAAAAACTCGTGCTTAGAATATTCTATTGGATTATTGTTGTTATCCCTTAAATCAAAGGTGTTTCTAATCTCCATCGGGTTGCTTGGTTATATTCCCAACTACCGCCAATCCAGTTACCGCTTTCCCGTCGCTTGTAATATCTAAACTGTCCGCTGGTTTACCAAACGCCCTGTCTGCTAGATTGATTAAAGCTCTTACATCCTTGTCGTATACAGCAGTCTCATACAACGTTTCCATCACCTTCCTTTTCCTACTCATACCATTGTCGTCCTCTGCCAAGAACTCATTTAAGTCCTTAATAGTTATGTCCTTCATAATTCTTGACTCTTGTGCTTTTGCTTTTTGTTCTGTTGTGCTTGCCGCCATGACTTACCCTCTATAAGTTAATATATACCACTATCGTAACATCTTAAATAGCTTGTGTCTACTTCATCGTTTTATCTATTTTCTTCCTACTCTTTTTGCTTAAGTCTGGCTTCTAGTGCTTTTGGCATGGTTATTTATGTAGTTAATTTATTTGGTTTCGGATTTCTAATCCATAAAGGTTCAGAATACTCGCCGTATTCGTCCGTATGTTTGCCATACTTAATTATATCATTCACTCTAACACCTTCCATTTACCCTTTTCTTTTACCATTACCCTCTGCTCTGTTGGTTCTTGCCCTATTATCAATGAGTACGTTTCTGTGAAGTGTTCTACCTTAACATCCCAACAATGCAGTATCTTGTGTCCATGCTTTACTAACTCCCACCCCTGTCTTAAATCTCCCCCTAACGGCATCTCATCATCTAGGTACATAGGATACTTACGCATTAGATCTACGCTAGTAACAAAACAGTACCATCCCACACCCTGTATCTCTTCTAACCCGCTTCTCTGCTCCTTAGCATTGTACACTACTGTTGGCTTACCATTTATTGTTATTACCTTCCATGCGGGACATAGCTTAGCCCCCCATCTGCCTATAATATTCCCCTGTATAAAATCAGGCTTCTCGCTGTTGTATATGTTTAATAACTTTGTGTATGCCCTGGGCTCTGGCAGTGAATCGTCCTCCGAACCAAGCAGTATTTCACCCCTAGCTTCTGAAAGAATATATCCCCAGTTGTTTACTATTCTCTGTCTTCTCTCGTTCACATTGGTAAATTCCTCTGGCGGCTCTTTGTGCGTCCATATTATTTTAACACCATCAAACCTCTTGTCCTTTACTAAGTAATCCTTTACTCGCTCGTACACATCCTTGTTATCGTGATCCACCACAACCACTATCTCTAAGCTCTCGGGCAACTTTACGGTCGCCAATCTTTCAAAGAAGGGGTATATAGCCCACAGTCTACTCACCATTAACGACATCGTATACTTACAACTCCCTACCACCCTTAAAACATCGAGAGTGTTTAGTGTCGTCTTGCCAGCCCTCATAGGTCTTGGTATTAACGGATGAACACGATTGTAAACACCTAATTCAGATCTATATTTAAACTCCCCCTCGTTACGTTTCACGAGAAACTCCCTTTTACTCTGCTCATTCCCAAAGGAGGCCTTTTCCCTAAAATTAAAGAATCTTAGATCCGTGTCCACATGGTTGTAGGCTGGATTCATATTCTGGTGACTGGTTATTAAATCATTCTTGCCATCAAATAGCCAATGATGCCTACCCGCAAAATGCAATCCCTCCTGCCATTTAATAATCCTTGCTATCCTAACGGGATCTTGGTATAGGTTAGATATTGTCCATGCCCAACCGACATCTAAATCCTGTGTCTGAATAATCAGTCTTATATCTTCTGGATTGGTTATGTACTCATCACCATCCAATACCACAAAGTAATCCCCCGCTTTACCATTGGAAAACATAGCAGTCCTTTTTTCTATCTGACCTTCCCAAGTTTCTTTACACTCATGCAACACAATCTTATCATTCTCCTTAGCGAGTTTTTTTACCAATTCTATCGTGCCGTCCGTAGACCACGGCTTATCATGAGGGTATGGCTTAAACGCCCCATCCCACACATGAATCTGGTCAACCTGATCAATAACAGAACGGATACCCTTTTCAATATTACGCACTTCGTTGTATACGCTCATTATAACTATAACTCTCATTTCTTTACCCCGTAAAATACAATCACATTATATATTACACTCCCAAATATTCTACAATTTCCACAAAACAACTCCTTGCTAGCCTTCATTAAAATCCTCATCCCATCAGGCGTTACCCTCCAAAAGTCCCCTGGACTCGGATGATAAGGCTGATTAAACGGTATCTCAATCCACACCTTACCCCCAACCTTTAGCACTCTTACCAACTCCTTGCTAGCCTTCCACGGATCCTCCACGTGTTCCAGTACAGCCTTACAAACCACTATATCAAACTCATTATCCTCAAAGGGTAAATCGTGTATGTCATACTGGTAGTCTATTAACGGGGACTTGTCGTACTTGTCTACACTCACCCAATGTGGTGCGTACTTCTGCCCCCTCACTCCTATTTGTAAACACTTCTTGCCTTTAGAGTCTTTGACTAACTCGTTAAACAAGTCCTCACGCCGTTGTGAGCCGTCTCCCATAGCTTGACTGGCCCACACATACTTCTTGTAGTATTGTTTATCCTCGCTTCTCATAGTATTGCCTGAAGAAGTCTAAATGTTTTTCCTTCCACTCACTCCAAAGGGGAGGTGTAAGCCTCTCTAACACGTGCTTTAGACTCTCCCAACTTCCTGTCTCGTAATGAATAGTTGAATAATCCCACGCCCAACCTACGTCAGAAGTTATCACAGGAACTCCTAATCCTAATGCGTCAATCACCGGCAACGGCCCACCCTCTATTAAGCTAGGCTGTATCAAGTAATCTATCTGAGAGTAAAACTTCTCCCTAGTATCGGTGGTGTACTTTGTGTTAGTGTCGTCAGGAGTACAAGGACAAGGCCAACCTTCACCCAATCCAATAACATCATAACCTGCGTCAACCATGTTTTTAATCAAATACTCACCCTTCCTACCACTCTTATACGTTCTCCCCGCCACCCCAAACTTCAACTTCTTTCTAAAGTCTGTAGCACCCTCTATCACTTCGCACTGGTCTCTGTACTTTAAAACATCCTTTTTGGTCTTTTCACTCATGGCTATTGCTATGTCTAACTTCTCAGCGGCGTTCTTAAACGCACCCTCTGTAGCAGGTTCTAAATGCGTAAACAAACCTGCCGTAACCCCTTCAGTCGGTGTGTACCTAGCGTAGTTGATAAAGTAAGTAAGATCGGGAAACTCCTTAACATACCTTAGTTCTTTCCACATTCGGGTTAACACCCAGTTGTCAAACGCTACTACTACCTTCATCTGAATTTTTCTAATAACTTATCTATCTTATCTACTAGATTTTCAAACGCCAGTAGGTCTTTATGCCCCTTCTTTTTAAGTAGTGCCTTAACACTAGGACACTCTATATTTATCCTAACTCCCTCAATTTCGCTAAACAAGCTCTCTCCCACCAAAAGCATAAGCATTGTTTCTAATGTAATCTGAATATTTATTTCCTTTTGTTTCTTAGTCATCCTATTTATGATTAAAATTAGTATCCCTCCTTTTTTCGTACCCCTTAAATACTGAGTGTAAGGGGTATCCAGTTATAATATTGTCCTCACCTATATCATTATACATCGATTGGTTAAATATCAACATATTACAATTAGCGTCCCCTGGGTTAGCTTTGTCAAACCTATCACACAACTTGTTTAAAGTGTCTAAAACCAATTCACGTTTACCACCCCACACACCGGGATTAAATAACTTCTTACCAATTAAACTCCCGTCGTATCCAAACAACCTAAACATAGCCCTCACCCACCTTCTTTCTGTGTTCCACTTCCCATCATCCCCAGTCTGGGGGTTAACCTCTGGCTCGCTCATCACATACAACTTGTCCGCAGGCTCAGGCAAACTGTTAATTCTCACATCAAACAAGTCCGTCATGAATATATATTCTATTTCTGAATGTTCTAAAAGGTAATCCCTAAACATAAAGAACCTACCGTCATTTGAACTGTATTTATAGTCCCCCACTTTAACAAACTCTACCAACGGATACCTGTCCATAAATGGCTGTGTTAATTCATCGTGGAATACAACCCCCTTGTATCCATTGCTTTCTAGTCCACCATACCACAACACCATACGATCTGGCCTATCAGGATAATGCCTTATCTTCCGTTGTGCGTCACCCTTCCTTGTCAAGTATGTTGTTAGTATTCTACTTTCCATTGTTATAATTTCTTTTTAGAATTTAGCATTGTAAGGCGGTTTTCGTGCCGTCTGCACGAATATAGAGGCTGTTGTACCAATCCAAAATCTATTGCATTGTCAATTAGTAGTGCCATCCACTCTATATCCTCTCTCACCCTCTTTTCGGGAAACTTAAACTTCTTTAACCCGCTTTTAAACATTCCCGTTGCGAAATTCATATTGTTATTCAACCCATCCCTGTTAGTGTATCTACTTACATTCACTGTGTGCTTCGCCCTAGTCTGATTCCATTTACTTGGAAATGTAAAGAAATACATCTCAGTTTGGACTAAATCATGCATAGAATTTTCCAACAAACTCAACTGTGCGTCAAAACGTGTGGGGTGTGATATATCATCTGAATCCATCCAAGCACTGTAAGGGGCATCACAGGCCCTCAAAAGCCTATTTCTAGCATGACCCACCCCATTGTTAACATTACTGTTAATTACTACCGTATTGGGATGGCGGATTCTAAACTCATCGATTATCTCTTCCGACAAATCAGTAGACCCATCGTTATAGAATATTACCCTCCAGTCTGTATAAGTTTGCCACTCTATACTCTCCAAACACTCCTTTAAAAAGTCCTGCCGATTGTATACAGGTATTAAAACGTCTATTTTGGCCATAATTTCTCTAACCCCTCTAAATTAGTTACTATATCCTTATCCAGTTGCATTAAATCTTCCATTGTAACTTGCCTTGTATACCATTCCTTATAATCTGTTAAACCCGAAAGCTCGCCCCTGATGTATCGCTTATCAACACTCCCCCCTCTAATTATACAGTCCACTATCCGTATGCACTCCCCTAACTCACAAGCGGGGACATTGTCCCCCGACCAATAACCTCTCATTAAATCTTCGTAATCATGCTGTGAAAAATACAGGAAAAGAAACTCATTAAACGAAGTTTCTAATGTATCTGGGAGAACATTCTGCCATAGTAGGAAGGCTACTTGCCCCTTACTTTTCGTCGCAAACCTTGCCTCTGTTCGGTTCACTTAAGCAGTTTATCTTACCTTAAATAACTTTTTCTTCTTTTCTATGAATTGCTTTATAAATCTTCGCTTTTCGTTATATGCTTGATACTTCAACACCTCGCCATTAAGCCCTCTTTTTAATACTTGATACTGAAGCTTATCCGTTAGTTCCCTTTGATCTGCCATACGATTAGCCTCTCTCCTAAATCTTGCGATCCTACCCATACCAGTCACATTACATCTTAAAAATTAAACTGTCAATCCTGATCTCCGTCCCTTTCTTCACCCCCTGATCCAAAAAGGATTATCACTATTAAAGTAATCCAAAACACCGTCCAAAACGGGAGATGGAATAACGCTGATATAATCCAAGTGACTAGTAACACACCAATCATTTTAATGTAAGGTTAATTTAATATAAAAAACACCAACGCAGCTAAAAGTAAAAACACCAATACCTTTATACCAAACAGTTTAAGCTCTAAAGTCTCGATCCCCTCCTCCCATAATTCCGGATTGTTATCGTCCAGAAACCCTGCAGTAACTGCGTGCATCCCCCTGTTCTCTAAATATCGTCTTACTTCTTTGTCGGTTAGTTTCTTCATTTCTTTTTCTTATTTAGCTTAGACATCATCCCGCCTATTATCTCCATTGCATCCCAAAATTGGGAATGACCGCCATCAGGAAACTTCATCGCCCTATCCCTTGCTACCATCAATTCGTCTCTAACCTCTTCAAGCACCTTTTCCCTCTCCTCTTGTAGAAGTTGGTCTACTTCGGATTGAGTGTAGGTTTTCTCCTCAATTAAATCGCATCCATGTCCACATTTATTGCAAACCCAATCTTGGTCAACATAGTAGGGTCTTGATGGGTCGCTAGGTGGCTCTAAATGAGATGAAGCACGACAGCAATCCGAAACATATCTAATATCTCTTTTCTTTTCTTCTTTCATTGTTGGTTGGTTGTTAAGTTAGATTTCATTCTTGCATATCCATATTTTTTCATTCGTTTCCAATCTACCTCCGGTTTCTTCTTTAATGTTCCTTTCCTTATTAGTCCGTTATGATGTATAGATGTAACCTCTAAATTGTCCTTATCACAAATCTCACAAAATCCAAAGCTATCAATATAATATGTGTTATCGTAATGTTTTTCTAAACACTTTTTACAAATGAACATTTCTACTTCCTTTCTGTTAATAACTTAATCTTTTCCAGCAACAATCTATTTTGCTTTCTTTCTGGAATGTCTCTTTCAAGATAATCTTCTTTCAAACTAAACCCATTTAATTCCTCGGCTACAGCTCTACCCCAATCCCCTATTTCTTCAAGCTCTTCCTTACTAAATGGTTGTGCTTTGTCTAAGAGGGATTGAACAACTTCTTTAATCCCTTTCCACAAATACTCCTTAATATTCATAACCGCTTCGTACTTTCTTCCTGATTGCCAATCTAAAGCGTACCTATAATCCCTAATATATTCATTTACCTTTTCATCCGTGAGTAGTCTGCATAACTCTTTATCCATCCATTTATCCAGGTTCTTCATTATCAGCTCTTTCTCCCAATCCTCTATATTGGTATCTGCCTTTTCTGGATATAACTGCTTTTGTTGCCATTCTGTTGTGTCTTTCACTTTAATAGCTCCAGTTTTAATTTCGCTCTCCTCTATATTGGTATCTGGTTGAACCCCGTTCCCTACCTTTTGAAGTAAGTCAAAACTCTTTTGCTCAAAATCTTTGACACTTCTACTACACTTCTTACAGTTCATATGACTTGCTACTGCATCTGTAAGCATCTCCATTTCTTCTTTGGTATAATTCGGTTTCTCCTCTACTTCGGAAAGTAAATCTAAAATTATCTCTTTTAATCTTATATCGTTTATCTGTGCCGTGAATTGCCTCTTAATATCTTTCACGGCTTTCTCTACTCTTTTATCTGTCATAATTATTTTTCTTTAACTTATTTGGGTCATTAGGAAGAGTATATCCATTACTTCTAGCCATCTCTTCTAGGTTCGGGAAAAGGAGTCTTAGTTCTTCAATCCTATCGTAATTAGTATCTGATTGAACCGCGTATTTTTTTAAGTAAGTTTTACAGAAGTTTATTATTGCCTCTTGTTCTGTATTACCACAGCCCGCTAAAGTATACCCATCACCCTGATATAACACCCTCCACTTGTAATCTGCGTCCTTTGGAACTTTATCCCAAGTTTTTAAGTCCAATCTTTCAGTATTTATCAACGTATTACTTGATTCACCTTTTATTTCAGAGAATAAAGCGTTTAAGTCTTTAATACAATCATCTAAGTGATTGCGACCATCGCTGTCTACAAATGAGTTTACATTCCCAATGTGTTCGTACAGTATACGTCGGATTTCTTTTGTAATATCTTTTTTCATTTCAATTATGTTTAATTTATTTCTTACTCGTGCTATAATCGAATGCACGCGGTAGGGTCTCTTAGAGAATTATTTTTTTAAGAGACCTCTACTCATTTATTCTTTTCTATTCATTGGATTTAGTTTCTAATATTTTATCTACTAGCCTTGCAAACCATTCACTCAAATCTAAATCTTGAATAAGCATACCTCCTTTATGATATTCAAAAACAACATTCTTTAACTCTTCTTTAATTCTTTTCCTCTCCTCTTTCTTTATTTCTTCTACTTCATTTTGGGTATAGGTTCTACCATCTCCTATTATTCTCCATTTTCCATTGGATACACTTTGTTCATATACAATCTTGCATATCCTACATTTATGCCTCAATGGATAATAACCGTCTGTAAATAAAAGTGGATTGCCACATTTCTGACATAATGGATAATGCACTTCCAACTTCTTAAATTCTAAAACTAAATTGTATTCTTCTACTTTCTTGTTTTGCATAATTAGTTAGGGATTAAATTAGGGTTTTCGTAAATATTTCCAAGTACTTCTTGCCTATCAAGTAATCCGTCATACTTTTCCATCGCATCCCAATCATAAGGAGGCTGATATACTGATATAAATGCCCCGTTCACAAAGGTAATGACTCCTATCTCTCCTCTCTCATTTTTCACTATATCCCCCTCGTAAATTGGTACACCCTTCTTATCTTTTAAGCCTGTGTACTGAACAGCAATTAAATCGTTCAATCTATCTAAGCTAATATGTTCATCAGTATTCTGGTCTCTTAATATTTCACCAAGTATAATTGTCTCGCCAAACAAACTAATAGCATCTATACCGATACTTCTGGACTTATCATCTGTAGCACCTTGAAACCATCGTGAGTTTTTAGTATCCCAAATTCTAAACTTTATTTCTCTTTGCATAGTTAGTTGTTTTCTAGTTTAGATACGATATCATTGTCGGTTAGTTTCATATAACCTACAAACCCAATAAGAAATAAGATAGCGTTCTGATACAGAAGCCCTAATACTAAGAATACAATCACGGTTATCCATTGTTTCATCTTTTCTTTGTTCTTCTTTTCCATACTACTTCCTTAATAAGTTA